AAACAACAAGCAGAGTCTGATAGCAAAGCCTGGAAGTGGGTAGCATCACTATCTGCTTTGGTTAGACCAGCAGTGACGTACTGGTTTGTAGCTTTCTATTCAGTTGTCAAAGCTGCTGGACTATACCTAGCTTTTCTTCAGGATGGTTCCTGGACAGCAGTGTTGTTGTCAGGATGGACTGACTACGATGAAGGTATGCTGTCATTGATTCTAACTTTTTGGTTCGTTGGTAGGGTATGGGAATCAAAGAAGTAATCGCCATTGCTGAACCACTAATCAAGAGATTCGAAGGCTGGAGAAGTAAACCCTATCTGTGCAGTGCTAACGTCCCCACCATAGGCTGGGGATCAACCATGTATGAGAATGGTGATAGGGTTACCTTAGATGATCCTGAGATCTCAAAAGAAAGAGGACAGGAATTGTTCGAACTTGATGCAGAAAGGTTCCTACTTCAAGTCTACAAAGCCTGTCCAGTGTTGACGAAACACCAAAATAAAGCTGCTGCAATACTTAGCTGGACTTATAACTTAGGACCAGCTAGGCTCCGATCATCCACGATGCGAACAAGGATAAACCAAGAACGATGGGAGGAAGCTGTTCAAGAACTAAAGCGTTGGAATCTTGCAGCAGGTAAAGTAACCAAAGGCCTTGTTCTTCGTCGTGAAGCAGAGGCGACATTATTCCTCCTTAGCCCATCCAACAACAAAGCTAAAGATAGCGATGTTAACGAAAACAAAGAACCCTTCGAGAAGAACCTCAGAGCTGTCCTCGTCAGTTACGACAAAATCATCAGAGTAGCAAATCCCTAACATAAACCCTGGTAGAAAAGACCAACCATAGATATTCGGCATAGTTTTCCTTAGTGACCTTTATAGACCCCTTTGCAGGGGTCTTTTTTTTTATCTAGATTTCACACACACCGGAAACACAGGCAAGCTGCTGTGCACCTTCAACGTTATCATCATTTTCCTTAAGCATATCCCAGTTGATGTTTACTGGCATCTTAGCTAACAAGGCTTCATATTCTTCCTTGTTGCATGTCTCATAAGGAGCCTGCCTATACGTACCCCCATCCATTGGCAGGAATGATACACCAGTACAGATATCAAAGTTGTCAAATACCCAAGCCCCTACAGTAGGCCATTCATTCTCATTGACTGAGATAGTCACTGAAGGTTTATGTTCGCACCAGTGAAGCTGATACACACGCCATAACTTAAGATGAGATATAGCATCAACATCATCCCTAGTGATAGCACCTTCAGGAGCCTTCATAGGAAATGAGAACACTGTAGTGCTATCTGGTCTCATCACACAAGGTTCACTAGGAATACCTTGTTCGATCATAAACGCCGTGAGAGGATCTTTTTTATCTGATCGTACACGCCTAATGTAATACTGGGCATGTTGAGGATGAATGCCAGAAGCAGTGCCACAAAGCTGAGACACAGTACCAGAAGGCTTGACGCAAGTGATAGCAGCAGAGACAGGGATATTAAGAGCACTTGCTGTAACTTCGTTAGCAATGATTGCTTCATTTTTCAACATCTCCAATCTTGCTGGTAACGCTTTATCATCAGGATTATTCAGTAACTTATGATCATAGATACCTGTCAGTGATACACCCAATAGACGCTCTTCAGCAGTGTTTTTTTCCCAGATCTTACGTAGGTATGGGAAGGTAGTCATTGTGCTCTGCCAAGTACCTAGAATCGATGCTACACGTACTTTGTACATCAAGTCTTGAAGTGTGTCCGTATCACGAACAATGACCTCTGTGAGGTTACAGAACTGGTAAGGACGTAGGATAATCTCTGAGCAAGGGTTCGTACCGAAGTCATGGTTAGGATCTCTACGACCATTGATAGCTGCTTGCTTCTTCGATGCATCTCTGTTAAAGATACCACGTTCACCTGAATGGCTTTCATAGATCGAACACCATTCACGCATAAACTGTCCTACTGAAGGCTTTACATCATACACAGCAGAGTTATTAGCAAGGCTACGCTGTCCTTGTTGTTCCCACCATGCTCCTGCTTTAGCGTGTGCCATACGATCATCACTGAGATCGCTTAAAGAGATCATCGCAGAACGCCGCACACCACCCACAACAACAACCTCCCCGATCTTGCACAGAATATCATGGCATTCAAGGGACGACAGACGACGATTTTTGGCCGCTTGGAACTTCCTAATAACAAATTTGAATAGTTCAACGAGGGGTTCTGGACCAGAAGCTCTGCCTCCAAAGGTCTTAAGTCTGGAGCCAGCAGGTCTAACTTTGGATACATCCCAGGTTGCAATTTCTCCAGCGTATAGTAAAGCAATGAGTTGTCGTAATGCTTTAGCCCAGCCCTCTTTGCTGTCGGATACCACGATAGTAGTTTTACTATCGAATAACTGATCAGGGACTTCAGGTAGTTGATTAACATACTTAGCCTCTACTGAGAATCCAACGCCTGTACCGCATAAGAGGATGTACATAGCCTCATCAAAGGACTTAGGGTCGTCGATAGGCAAATAACTACAGTTATAACCAGCAATGTTCTGACGCTCAAGTGCTTCTCCAGCAGTCATCATACAACGCATCGAAGGCATTACATCCATGTTAAGGATTGCTTTATGCACTGTCTTGTAGATGTGTTGTGGAATCTCATACTTGTGTTTGTCTAACAGTTGTTTCTTCATGAATCCCATGTAGCGATCAACTGTTTCACTCCAGTTCTCACGTCTGCCTTGTTCGTCAATGAAACGACTATAGCGGCTTTTGTGGATAAAACTTGAGTAGTTATTTAACTTCATTCTTCGTCCTCTTCGGTGTCATCTATTTCGTCAACAAGTTGGTCAAACATGGCTTCGATTCTGTCCTCAAACCTGTCTACCAGTTCTTCCGCTGTTATGTTCAATATCTCAAGTAGAGATATTTCATCCAGTCTCTTAAGTTTTTCAAATAAGTCCAGAATCGTTAAAGCCATAGTCACTCCTTATAATACTTACTCTTTACTAAGTCATAGTTCTCAATCACATACTCCAGATAGTGTACTGCTTTAAGTAGATCTTCTCTACCATTCTTTCGCTGATGTCTCTGTACATACTTAACAACATTAGCTAACCAAGGGTCTAGTGACCATGCTGAGATAACATCCCAAGGTTGTAGTGTTGTCTGCTTGTAATGATCACCACCAACCTGTTTAGCTTGGTTTGAGTATTTCGGCAGCAATTGGTTCACTCCTTCTTTGTTGTTGCCATCCACCGCAGTCTTGGCATTGATAGCGTTGGTACTTTCCTGTGAGTGAGGTACTAAACCCTCGTCTCTGTAGATTGATACTAGCGCATCGTGTACAGCTTCGGTGGTCTTTGTTGACGCTGATATTAGGATGGGTTCGAATCCAGGGAAGAAATCGCTCATAAACCTTCTCCAGCAATATGACATCCTGTTTATTGTACTGCTCCATGACTTCCCATGCTGCTTTGTCTTTGTTCATACACTTGATCCAAAGCTCAAAGCCTTCATGTTTAGTCTTTTGTCCTAGTCCTAACGCCCTAGCTACATAGTCTAACTTATTACTAGGAAACCTAAATTCCTTTCTAGCAGTCTTCAGCAGATCAATCTGATGGTAAGGTGCTGGAGGAGACATACCAGCCTCTAAGAACTCTTTATTGAGTGTTGGTATGTCAAACCTAGTTCCATTGTAATGTACCACAGCATCACACTCATCTAAGAGACTATGGATCTTCTTTAGCATAGTCTTCTTACCGTTTAAGACACTGCTGAACATTAACTGATCACCTTGATACCACTTAGCGGACCAACACAAAACACTACTGCTGTCTACGATCTGACTGATACTGATGTTCTGTTGAAATAAACCCCAGACATACGCAGTGTTAGGTGCTGATTCGATGTCAAGTAGTAGGATTCTCATCAGGGTCTGAATCTGTTTCGTAGTTTACAGGATCATTATGTCCGAAGATATTAACGATCTCTCCGAACTGTTCAACAAACACTTTATCCTTGACATCATAACCGTAGTAAGCACCGATAGCTTCACAGGCTTTTTCTAACAGTTTAGGCCATGCAATACCACTATCGTAGGTAGCGTTAATACCAACGCTATGGCGTAGTGGATAACCATAGTCAGCATTGAACTTCTGTTCTTCTTCAGTTTCTTCTGAACTTATTGTCATATGAAAACTAATTCTACTGTCACTCATCCTCATCTCCATTCATTAGGGCATCCCAGGCATTAGGGAATACTTCAGAGCAGATTCGGCAGATGTTCTCTGCAACGATCCTTGTCTCTGCTTGGGCTTCCTTTGCTAACCTTAATTGACATACTCTAGCAAAGGCGTAAAGGCTCCCACTCCAATACCATTCAGTCATCATGGATTGGGGGAGAATCATCCTAGCTTGCTCAGCACAGATACCTTCTTTGAGCATAGCATCGTACAATGCTAACATAGTTCCTGTGTACTTGTCAACTGTTTCATTCCAATCAATGTGACTTTTTACAGGTTCTGACGAACTTCCTTGCTTGACATTTGGTGCTTTACGTCTGAAGTATGTAGGTTGATAGAACTCTGGTTTACTGTCTACATAGCGTCTACTGACTTCATTCCAGGCTAGCCCTACCGTATGCTTCATCAACTGCCTAGCTACGAAGATAGGTGCTTTGATCCTAAACTGAAGAAAGCAATGACTGAATGGACTCCAATGGTTATGTTTAGCTAGATAGTTAATCAGCTTGATGTCTTTAGGATCTAACACAGGTAAAGGAAAGTAATGATTGCTTTGCTCTGTGTCATACCAATCAACAGCCTCTGACTCTTTATCAAAGCTAACACGAGCAGCATTGACTACCGTTAAGTCATCACCCATGTGGTTGATGTAGTCTACTTTAATGTTTGCCATAAACCTTTCTCATCCTGGTGGCTTGTTTACTTTCCTCTACAGTCTTCTGCTTCTGATGTGTTTCCCAAAGCTTTGCCTTCTCTGCTATTGCTATGAAGTGATCAAGACTAACTAGTGCTAAAGGATCAGATCTATTCTGCTTGATGACTAAGAGGGGTTCTTTGTCTTTGCCTTCACAGTGCCGTATTGCTTGTTCGTAGTCAGTGTAGACTGCGATTCTTGCTCTGTTCTTGCACTCAATGCCGTACCTAAATCGTTCCAGTGCATTCGTCGAGAGCCAGACATCCTCGCCCTGTGTACCCATTGGTGTGCTTTTGCAATCATGTTCGCTTAGGTTGAAAGTGTCTCTTAGCTTTTGTACTACCAGCTTTTGCAGCAGTCTTCCTTTGTTTTTTGCGCTTGAAGGCTTCAATGTCGATCTCCGTCCAATTACTTATCCAGCTCTTAGGAATAATCATGACAGCATTGCAATCATTCTCTCCTATCGCTGCTGCTAGGTGTACTTCATCATCAGTCTCATGCGTCATAAAGCCAACGGACTTACATCTTGCTACAGAGCCAGTACCCTTTAGTTGCCATCCTGAGCTGGCTACAGCATCTACCCATTCTAAGTAGACGATGGTGTCGGTGGTTGCCATAGTTCATCCTTCTTACGTCTAATCCACAGTAGTTGTCCGTTCTCTAACACACGTTCAGCATCACCGTCATAAGCCTTCAGCACAGCTTCATACATGGCTAGGTCAGTATCAAAGTCACCGAGGATCTTGTCAGCCTTCTTAGGACCAATACCACGTAATCCCTGTACATTGTCAACCTTATCACCAGTAAGGATCTGACGATAGAAGTTCTTGATTGCTTCTTTGTCATTCACGTAGTAATGATCCTTCTTTACAGGATTGTAGTGATGACCAGGGATCATGTCTAAGTCTTTGTCAATCGATACGATGATTGAATTGTCCCTGGTTAGCGTGGCATGGATTCCAATAGCATCATCAGCCTCTTGTCCATCAGCCACTCTGAAGTCCCAAGCAGTAATAAGATACTCACGAAGGCTATGAAGATGTACGGGCCTAGGCGCATCCTTTCTGTTTCCTTTGTAGGGTTGTGTCTTAGCGATGTCATGCCTGTAGTTTTCCTTACCAGTTAAGTAACCGACATGGATGTTAGAGGAGAGTTCAATAAAGATCAGCTCCTCCAACATGTCTGCCATCGTTCTGATAGCAACCTTCTCTGTTTCCTCGTTACAGGCAAAGCCTACACGGTAGCAGAGAATGTCACCATCAATGATTGGCATTAGCTTCATTACAGTACGTCTTCTGTTTCTTCTTCGTCTTGCTTAGGCTGTGCACTGTAAGTAACTAAGTCAGTGATCACTAGCTTCTTCAACGAAGGTGATACACCTTTCTTGTTCTTAAAGGTCCATGAGTATGAACCCATGACACAGACAGCCTTTGTACCGTTACCGATATGTGCTAAGACTTGTTCACCATTCTTATCTAATGCTTTGATCTCATGGTTACTCTTAGCGGTAATGTAAAATCCTTTACCTTCTTTGTTGCGAACAGAGATACCCATATCTTCCAAAGCCTTAACAGCCTTGTCTGACAGGTTTGTCAGATCTACCTGATACTTACCAG